CTGAGGTAATACCCTTATACGATACTTGCATGGTACGCTCGACAGGATTTGAACCTGTGGCCGTTTGATTAGAAATCAAATGCTCTATCCAACTGAGCTACGAGCGCGTGTATTGGTAGCCTAGGTGAGACTCGAACTCACACTTGACAGATTTTAAGTCTGTTGACTCTGCCATTGGTCTACTAGGCCATGATTGTGAAAGAGGTGGTAGGAAGGTTGTTCTGCCAGTCAACCTTACGGTTTGACTCTTCCTACCTGATTGGTGCGACTGGGTGGATTTGAACCACCGACATTTGCTTTATAAGAACAACGCTCTAACCGACTGAGCTACAGTCGCGTGTGCTACTCTTTTATAATAGCCTAGATCTAGCCTTTTTAAAAACATATAGTAAAAAAAAGATACCATTTTGTTGCTGTTAACAAAATGGTATCTTTTATCTTCTAAATTAGAATTTTGAGATTACCTATTTCTTAGTGCTCTTCTTCCTAGATTTCTTTGAATCGCTTCTACTCCTCTTTTTGTACCTGCTTGAACACCAACCTCAGGACGCTGACCTTTTACTTCAGTTCCAAACATAGCTGCTTTCTTAGCTTTAACCTTTAGATTTTCTTCTTCTTCTGGGGTTTTAGGTTTCGTAGCGTCCTCTGTTCTACCTATCTTTGCTATGACTGCATCTTTTTCGGCTTTATTTTTTTTATTTCTTTCAAGCAATATTGATAATACATCATTATATGTTAAATTAGAGGAATCTTCTCGTGCTGCGGCTGCTTTGCGTGCTGCGGCTGCTCTGCGTCCTTCATTTCCTCTTATAAATCCCTGCTGCATAACTTGGGGATTAACTTCTTCTCTTCTTTCCCTACTCGCGCTAACTTTATCTGATTCTTTTTTGGAGGCGGCGAGGAGTTTGGCTTTTTTTTCTGGTGATATTCCTTTTTTTTCAGCTTCGTGGCGTAATCTTACAGCTTTCTCTACACCTTCATCTTGTCTGTCTTGACTTTTTGGTTCTGGGATTGGAGATACTTTACTACCTCCAGAACCTCTATCAGCTTGCTTCTTTTTAAGGCTACGCTTCATACCACCTTTCTCTCTTCCAGTTAGAGGTTCCTTAGCTGTTTCAGGAGAAGGTGATTTACTACGGAAAGGATATTTTCTTCTTTGTTCTGTAGCCCCTTCATAATCCTTTCCAAAGCGTCTTTTATTTCTTTCTGATTCTACTGCTTTTCTAACTTCTTCTTCAGATTTACCTTGGCCTCTTAATTTATCAGCCATGATTTTATCAGCTTTGGCTTCTAAAATACTTGATATCAATTCATTATTGTAATAATTTTCGCTCATTTTAATCACTCTTCTTCCTTTTTAACTTTTTTCTTAGTTATTTTTATTTCTTCCTTAACCTGTACTACTTCCTCTACTTTGGCTGGTTCTATAATTTTAATAGGCTCTACAGTAACTTTTTTTTCCTGTAAAGCGGCATCTCTAAATTTTTTAAGTGTTCCCATTATCTTCTTCCTCCGCGAGCAGCTTTTATGGCATTAATTCTTGATCTAAAAGTCTGTATTTTTGTTGGTCTTATAACTTTTAATTTGCCCATAAAGCCCTCTTAGTTATATAGACAAGAAGCCCACAAATTTTGTGAGCTTCTTATTAAAAAAATTATTTAACATTATCCAAAACCCAATCAACCAAACTTAATTTATTTATTGAAGGGTATCGGCCTTGTATTGTTTTTAAGGCACACTGTAGAACTAACAGTTTTTCCTCCAACTTCATTCGTGGGTGTAATCTTATTCTCTCCCCCGACATGAATTTCCAGTACTTTACTTGCTGTTTCTTTTTGTTGCTTTTCTTCATTTTTGTTAAAAACCACTGGCCTGCCATCTAAAAAGTTTACCTTAAACATTGGCTTCTTTTTGGAAGATGTTTGAAGCATACTTTCAGCTAATATAGTTGCTATGTTATTTTTTATGTATCTTGCTACATTTCTTGCCCCATACTCATAAGAATACGAGTTATCAATAATATAGTCTATAAGTTGATCAGTTATTTCTACTGGGTATTTAGATAGTTTAATAGTTACAATCTTCTTCACATCTTCCTTCGATAAGGTATTGAAAAAGATTATATCATCTATTCTATTTATGAACTCTGGATTAAACTTCTTTTTAATAGATTCAAAAATAGTATTTTCTATGGCCTTTCGGCTAGGCTCGTTTTTTCCAAATCCAATACTATTGTATTTGATTTCAGAAACTCCTTGATTTGATGTAAAGATAAATAACGATTTGCTGAAGTCCAATATGTTACCCATATTGTCCGTACAGGTTCCATCATCCAATAAGGATAGCAGGAAGTCTTGAAACTTACCATCAGCCTTTTCTATTTCATCAAACAGAAATACCCATTTATTAGATATCTCAGCCTTTTCCTTCAAAAGGCTCTTATCAGTATGCCCAACATATCCCGGAGGTGATCCAATCAGTTTGGCATACTCATGTGCTCCTGCATATTCTGCACAATTGATTTTGAAGAAATTACCGCTAAACTTTTCTCCTATGATCTTTGAAAGTTCTGTTTTCCCTACTCCAGTTGGACCAACAAAGAAGAATGTGGAGAAGTTAGATAACCCTGCGGACATCAACTTTAGATGCTTGATTAAAACCTCTACGGCGTGGTCTTGACCTACAATCTTATCTTTTATATCCTTCTGCAACTTAGTAAACCCATCCAAACTTTTAATGTTTGGGGTGTTTGGATTCACTTGTCTGACAATCTTTTTCTTTGTTTCTTTGGCTAACTTTAATTTTAGATTAGCAGCAAGATTCTTTAAGAATTGATTTGGCTCCTCAAAATTTGTCGTTTGCATAAACTTCTCTGTATTGAGGTCTGTGCAAACAAAGTCTAAGGATAGCGGTGGATATGCTGATGTGACAGCCAAATACATATTAGCTATCAACATTTGATAGGATTCGGAATCTTCACCTTCCGAATATTCTTCTATGATCTTGTCATAGTCCACGATTAGTTTCTTAGATACAAACTCTTTGTATTCGTGATATACAAAAGCAGATTCTATCTTAGATATCTTTTCTCTGATTTGAGTGTAAAGTTCTTGTTCTTCTTGTAAGGAAAGAACCTTAACCTGAAGAACAAGATCCACTGTTTCACAGACTAACTTGTATGTGTTTGAATCACTCATCTATCATATTGTCCAGTTCAGAAAACACAGATGTGATTGAGCCACTTGCTTTTGTTTTTTCTGGTGCTGATTCTTCATTCAATTTACTCATCAAAGTAATAACTTTAACTGTATATTGTTTTGAAGATTGAGCCACTTTAAGACAATCCACCATTAATGCTTTAGAAACATTGTCTGCTGGATTCTCTTCCACACGCACCCTGAAATAACGGTGTGCATCTAAAGCTAATTGTCTATCCTCTTCGGCTTCCTCAATTAGTTTCTTAGCTATCTTCTGTATTCGTGTCTGGGCGAAGTGTTGTGTTTTGGGAATATATGTCGTAACCATAACTAGCCCTCCATTCAATATTATCTAGGTATTCTGCCATCTTTACAGTGCAGTAATAATCAGTTAAATCTTTAAACTGCCAAAATGGCATAGGGATACCATCTTCGGTAATTGAAAATTCTACAGGCTCCCATTCAAAGATTAAATGGGTATCCAAAGGTTCATTGTTCGTTTGGTTTTCGTTCATCATCATCCCTTAAAACTTTTTCTACTTCTTGAAAGGTATTTCGCCAATCCTCCGAGGAGGAGCCTTTATCTCCTTTTACCCTCGGAGGTTGGCGACGAGGTTTAGGCTTAGGGCGTTTATTACCACCATATTTATAACTATCTTCTGAGTTACGCCTAAAAGTCTTTCCCATTTCAGTCAGCAGATTGAATAAACTCTCTAAAAGCTTCCTCACGAGAAATGCCTCTTTGCAACTGCTCCTTGGTCATTCTAAACCTTTTACCAGTTGCTTCGGTATATTCCTTAATTGTGGAATACTTACAGGGAGTATTTTGGGTATTCTTAACTTGTGTATTTGAACTAGGTTGAGGTGTTTGCATAATATTTTTCTCCTTGAACAGATCCTTAAAAGCAGAATCAATAAGGGACTCCAATTGTTTGTACAAATCTTGTTCTCTCATGGTGTTCCCTTACTTAAATTATAGTAGTGTTCTTCCCTTTATTTAAATAAATTTAATTAATTCTCGTATGTGTTGAAATGCTTGTTCTTTATTATTTTTTAACATTTCAATAAAATCTTTAGATTGGAACTTCTTTTCTGTGCCAGAAACAGTATACCATGCACCTGATCTCTGCACTAAATTATCCTGTTCTAGCAAAGGTAAAAGTCCTGTAAAAGGGCTAATCCCATCATCGTAAATTAATTCAAACTCGCATTCCTTAAAAGGAACAGATACTTTGTTTTTCGTATTCCTTATAGATCCCTTAATGCCTATAACCTTGCCTGAGTCATCCTTAATTAGGTCTGAGGTCTTATTAGAAATGGTCTTTAGATTAACCCCGAGATAGTATTCTAAGGATTTACCTCCCGCTGCCATTGTGTCTGGGCTACCATACATTACACCTACTTTATTTCTTATTTGGTTAATTATAACTAAGGCAACCTTGTACTTACGCATCAAGGGATTTATCTTCCTTAGGCAGGATCCTGTGGCTTTGGCCCTTACTGCTCCCTGCATATTATTGGCTTCATAACCAACAGCTTCGTATTCTGCCTTAGAAGGGCTTACCGCAATACTATCATAAACCACGACTATCGGAGTATCCTTATCAGACTCCCTTATAGATTTTATGGTGTCTTCAATTACATTGAAACAATCTTCAAGAGTTTCTGGAGCAGCATAAATTAAAGTTTCTGGATTTAACCCCAATTTTTCAGCAAACTTAGGGTTATAAGCATTTTCGCTATCGACAAGCATTGTATAGTATTTCAATGCTTGCGCCTCTCTTAAAATGTGAGTAGCAAATACAGTTTTAGCTGTAGATGCTTCCCCATGAATTTGAGTTATCATACCTACAGGAACTCCTTTAGTATAATCCCCAGATATGATTTTATTCAATGCATAACTACCAGTAGGTATAAACCCTAAGTCGGTAGTTGTGTCAGACAGCAATCCTGCGTTTTTTAGTTTTTTCAAAACTGATTGATCCATTAAATTCTCCACTGTAAACCACATTTGTGATTCCGTACTTGTTAATTAAAGCTTGGCAAAACTTACAAGGCTTTGCCAAATTATTGTTTTTTCTGTAAATGTAAATGGTAGCACCGTTTAGATCTAAACCCATTCTAATAGCCTTATAAATGGCGTGCCCCTCTGCATGAAGATTCATGTATTTACCTGATCCAAACTCGGGATGTGTCTTCATGATGTTATGAGCAGCAGAAAGGATCTTATTGCCTCTAGCAATAGCAGCTCCTATTTTAAATCTAGATCTAGACTGATAAGCTTGTTTTTTGGCTACACGCATCGGCGGCGGGACATCATCCATAAAAAAACTCCTACCAACTTATTAGAGTTGGTAGGAGCCAATAATTACCTTTTTTTTCAGTATGTGACATACTGGATCTTATCCAACGATATGTCCCAATAACTATTAAATTCATATGCCATGCCTGAATTGCCCCAAGGATGTTCTATCTGTGGGAATGCACCAGACTTGAATGTTAGCTCAACTACACCATCAGGGTCTGTAAAAGTTTGTAGATAGAATGGATGCTGTATGATACAAACAGCTTCTGTCCAATAGTTAGGCTGTAAGCAGACACTCCACTCCGTAAAATCTATACCACCACTATCTCCTTGGAAGTCTAGCGTACCATCAAAAGGAGCAATATATCCGTAGAAGCAGTCATCTATTGTTATACTAGGGAGTTGTGATAGGGCTAACATATTACCACCCTCTGTGGTTGCCCAAGCCCAAGTATACCAATTAAATCCCCAAGGTAGGCCGTTCAATGGATTTAGTGTTCCGGGGTTGCCAATCTCATTTGTGGGATCGTTCCAGAAATGGGTTGGATGCAAGTTCTCATACTTGCCTGCCCAACTTATATGCCACCGCAACTGCAATCTAACTTCCCGTAATGGAGCAGTGCCTGTGTATGCAGGGAATCTTAGGAACTTAAGATCACACTCTTGATCCTGACCGTAGTAGAACCAACAATCTTGAGTTCCTTGTAACTCTACAAAATCGTAATCCAAACCATTTGTCGTAGTGGCTGGATGGCTCTGTGGAGTTACCTCAACAATCCGGCCTCTCCTGACCTGAGAGATTAGAACAGGGACTGCCACCATTAATGCTATAACTACACCTAGTAAATATTTTCTCATAATTTCACCTATTATCTCCAGATCCTTTAATCTTATTGCGATTCATTCTATCCTGTAGTTTTATAATGTTGTCTGAGGCTACTGTGTTCATGTCTAGATCCAAATCCGAGCAGACTGCTGCAATATACCAAAGTACATCACCTAGCTCTGATCTTATCTGTTCTTTATCTTCAGGAGAGAAGAAACCTTGTGAATCTCTAAGTACTTTTTTAACTTTACCACACACTTCTCCTGCCTCAGATGCAAGACCTAGTGTAGGGTATAGGATTCGATCCTTATAAATTGCGTATTGTTTAGCTTGTTGTTGGTATTGACTAAAGTTCATATTGGTATTAGAGTGAGGTTGGTTACTATTTTCTAAATTATATAGGTAATCATGATTTATTTTTTTTATACCAATCCTCATAAGGTCCTGTAGGGCATTTAACATCTTCAACGACACGAGTATATCCATTAGAAGACATTAAATGATATATCAAGTTTTTTTGTGTCGGACCTATTAAGTATGAATTATGTTCTATGGTAAATAGATTAACATCCCATTTTAAAAATGGAAAACTTGCTAGAACATTATATTCATGACCTTCTATGTCTAATGACATATAATCTATACTAGAAGGACATTTTGCTAAGGTTAAAATAGAATCTAATAAATCGCAAGAAACAGAATTATAAACACTTCCATTTTGAGATGGATAAGTATTAATTCCATTAAATACGCAAAAACCAGAATAAGGCATTACCGCTTTATTTGTAGTTTTACAAGATCTATTTTTAATTAGGTTTGCATAAAAATTAGGATTTGCTTCTATACATAAACCATCCCAAAGTAGTTCTTTTTCTAAGAAATAAGTGTTACTGGATTCGACTCCATCATAAGCACCAACATCTACGAAAAATCCATTCTTTTTATCCTTAAGAATATTTCTAACCCATACTTCTTGCCCTGCTTGATTATAAGAGTTCATGTTATTGCTTAGGGACCCAAAGGTCCATAAATCCTCCTGATATATTAGAATTTTTTAATTCGTAATTAATTGATTCAAAAAATTTATTAAACTTATTAGGTGGACATACCAAAGGATAACCATGATTTAAATTTTCAATAAAAATTATAGGTTTATTTCTTAATATCGTATCCCTTGCACCCTCTAAGACCTTTAATTCGTGATTCTCAACATCTATTTTAATCATAGTTACTTCATTAAGATTTAATGAATCTAAAGTGACTTTATTAACTGTCACTCCCACATCTACTGGATTATGATTTGGGAATTTATCGCTCTCTAAAGTAAAACCTCCAAAATTAAAGTCTTGTGTATTATAAACTTTAGCTGTGCCCTCTTCATTACTTAAAGCATATTCTTTTACAAGAATATTCATACCTTCTGTATTAGACTTTAATAAATGTAAATTGACTGGGACTGGCTCAAATGATATTACTTTTGAGCTTTCTAAAATATTAGCAAAAAATATTGAATGATTTCCTACATTTGCTCCAATATCTAATATTACTTTGTGTTTTGGGTAATTTTTTAGAATCCATTCTAAAAAATCAACCTCATAAAATGTTCCTGTATTTATGACCGCATAGCCTATAGGATCGTTAGGAAACACATTAACTGACATTTTTAAAATTATTGTATTTTAATGGATATCTCATTTTGTTATTACCTCAAATCTAGGGCATGGTACAATAAATTTCCCACCATTATAAAGATAATTAGATTCTCTTTGGCAAAATTCATTAATGAAG